GACTACTGGCAAGTTAAGTATGGTGTAAGGGCAGCTAACTACATAGCTACCTGTCTAAGCATTGTGCTTAACACAGCTAGAAGACATGAGGTACTACTATCAAACCCTGTGTCGCTCATCCAAAGGGCCAAGGCCAAGCCCCGCAAGATCAAGTGGACTACACCTCAAGTCAAACAATTTCTTGACACAGCGTACAACAATTGGGAGTGGCGCAGCATTGGCTTGATTGTACATATGGCTTTCCATTGGGCGCAGCGTATCGGTGACATGCGTTTGCTTGAGTGGGACGCCCTAGACCTAGACAAAGGGGTACTAAACCTAGAGCAAAGCAAGCGTGGTGCAGACGTTCACCTACCTGTACAGGGCGGCTTGCTGCCTATGCTCAAGCAGCAGAAAGAAGACTTTGGGTTCCTACCCTACGTAGCCCCTAGAGTTAGGGCTAGAGCAGGGGCATACACGCCCTACGATGATGTTGAGATTTGTGGATTAGTTAACAGTGTCAAAGAGGCTGCTGGCTTACCAAAGGAGTTGACAGCTATGGACTTACGCCGTACAGCTATCACACAGATGGTGGAGCGTGGCGTTGATGTTGTGGGTATCATGCAGGTGAGTGGACACAGTAGCCCTCAGAGTGTGATGCCTTACTTAGTTAATACATTGGCGGGTGCTACCAAGGCACTGTCCAACAGAGAGGATGATTTGATATAATGGATAAGTACATAGAAGACTTAGACTTAGGTGAGGGTGACACTGTAAGAGGTGACTGCCCTGATTGTGGTGGTAAGAATACCTTCACAGCTAACAAGTCAGGCGGTGCTGTCTTGTATAACTGCTACAAGCTAGGCTGTAAAATCAGTGGAGTTCACACTGTAGGTATGACTGCTGCTGACATACAGGCTCGGATGCAAGAGATAGAGCAAGACAAGCCTAAGCCCAAGGTTGAAGCTATGGTATTGCCTGAGTATGTTGTACGGGGTGGTAGTGGGCTTGATGTATTCAGAGACAAGTGGGACATGCTAGAAGACCAAGGTTTGATGTATGACCTCAAAGATAAACGTGCTGTGTTTCCTATTTTTCACAATGGGGTGTTGATTGATGCTGTGGGCAGGGCGTTGGCTGGGGCAGAGCCTAAGTGGTTGCGCTACACTGGTAAGGCTAACTACTTCCTTGCAGGTATAGGCGAGACTGTGGTTGTTGTTGAAGATGTCATTAGTGCTATCACTGTAGCCAAGCTAGGCTTTGTTGGTATGGCTATCCTTGGTACGTCTTTAAGTGTTGCACATATGGAACAGTTGGGTAACTATTCTCAGGTTATCGTAGCGTTAGACCCTGATGCTGCACACAAGACCTTGCGTTTCAGACAAGAGATAGAGGCGTGGACAGGTGTAGCCACTATTGCATTAAGACTTGACGATGACATAAAGTATCGTGTAGAGTCCGACATTGAGCAGTTGAAGGAGTTACTATGATAAACAGAGACACACACAAAGAGTTATGTGAAAAGTATCAAGAATTAGAAAAGGAGTTAGAGTTTTGGAAACAGCAAGCATATACTATACAAGAGCGTAACAAAAAGCTAAAAGCACAGTTGACTTTATGGAAAGGTACAGCACCATGAGTGATGAGGTAAAAGCTGCTGCACAGGTACAGGCAGAGAAAGCTTTTGATGACTTTATGTATTGGATGAAGAAAGGTACGATCTGGTCTTGCATAGTTCTTGGTCTTGTAGTCTTTGGTTGCAATGCTGGCGTTGAGGATGACGCCTACCCCGCATACAATGGTGAGCAGTATGCACCAACTAACATGGGAGAATAGTAATGGCGTCTAAAGATTACACTACTGGCTGGCAGGATAGTGAGGTGGCAACTAAATACGTATACTCTCGTCTGCATGAAATACTAAATACAGAAGGCGAGGATGATATGATACAGAAACTTTCTTTGTTTTACTCAGAAATTGCCCGTACATATTTGGCAGACACAGGAGAGAAAATAGGAAGTCCAGCATACTCTGAGGGACTACACAGTATATTATAAACATGGGAGATTAAGATGATTGATGTAACGTACATAGATCACATGGGCAGTGACCTGAGTGTAGTCAATGCAGCACGTGTATCCTTTGGTAAGAAGAGTGAGGTACTTGGTACGTCAGGTGTAGAGGGTGGACATATTACCCCTATCCTACATGATCAAGACAAACGTCTAATCAAGTACCTAGCCAAGCACAAGCACATGTCACCCTTTGGTCACGCCTTTGCATCCTTCCATGTCAAGGCTCCAATCTTTGTAGCTAGACAACTAGTCAAGCATAAGTTCTTACGATGGAATGAGATTAGCCGTAGGTATGTAGATGATGAGCCTGAGTTCTACTACCCTGATGTATGGCGTGGACGTAGTGAAGACAAGAAGCAGGGTAGTTCTGATGAAGTAGTTATAGAAAGAACTAATCAAGCAGACTATATTACTCACATTGATATTCATCTTCAACATGAGGCATTAAACACTTATAATAAAATGTTAAAAAAAGGAGTGTGTCCAGAGCAAGCACGTATGGTGTTGCCACAAAGCACCATGACAGAATGGTATTGGTCAGGTAGTCTTGACGCCCTTGCAGATATGTGCAACCTACGGTGCAAGGAAGATACACAACTTGAGACTAGGCTAGTAGCTAATGAGATATGCAACAGTATGCATAAGCTATTTCCTTTGTCTTGGAAAGCATTGAGAGGACTATACGGATGATGGAGCTATCTCTAATTAGAACCCTACACGATCAGGCGTTCTATGAAGATCACAAGGGTATCAAATGCCCTGACAAGTTGTTCACTAAAGATGTACGTAAGATCAAGCGTGTCTTAGACAACGCTATGGATAAGTATGACCGCACTATATCTACCTCTGAGTTAGAAGCTTTGTTCTTCTCTGAGTACAGCACCATGACTACAGCTAACAAGGTTCTTTATGAGGGTCTGTTCTCCAAGCTACGCAAAGAGGTTCCTATGTCTATGGACGTAGCCTCTGATGTACTGTCTAGGATGTTTAGGCAGCACGTAGGGGAGCAGGTAGCTAACTTAGGGTTCGACTACGTTAACGGTAAGCTTACCTCTCTTGAGCCACTACGCCAAGTTCTAGAGGCGCATGAGGATAACTTCATGCCTAACATGAATGTTGAGTGGGCTGACATTGATATTGATACGATCCTTGAGGCAGGATTACAGCAGTCCCAATGGAAATGGAATATACCTAGCCTCGCCGGGCGCATAGAAGGCATAAGTAGTGGACACTTTATCATTGTGGGTGCTAGGCCCAACACAGGTAAGACAAGCTTCCATGCGTCTACTATTGCTTCACCTAAAGGTTTTGCAGAGCAGGGTGCTAAGTGTATGGTGTTGTGTAACGAGGAAGAGTATGTACGTGTAGCTGAACGCTACCTGTGCGCTGCTGCCAGTATGGATACAGATGAGATCAAGTCTAACTATGCGTTAGCTGCAGCTAGGTACAAGAAGGTGCGTGAGAAGATCAGCATGTTTGACAGTACAGGTAAAGACTTAGGTTGGGTAGAGAACATCATTAAGCACAGCAAGCCCGACATAGTTGTACTTGACATGGGTGATAAGTTTGCTGTAAAGAGTAGTGACAAGTCAGACGTATATCTTAAGGCTGCTGCTATTCACGCTCGGAACATAGCTAAGAAGTATAACTGTGCTATTATATGGATGAGTCAGTTATCTGCTGATGCACAAGATAAAGTATACCTTGATCAGTCTATGCTGGAAGGTAGTAAGACAGGTAAGGCAGCAGAGGCAGACTTGATGCTGTTGATTGCTAAGAACCAAGTTACTGAGGGTGATGATGAAGACAAGCAGCGTCACATTAACGTAGCTAAGAACAAGCTAAAGGGTGGATGGCATGGGGTTGTCCATTGTGAGTTAGACGGGGGCAGGTCACAATACCTAGCCTAAAGAAAGGAACACAATGCGTATAGTATTGGACGTTGAGAACACAACAAAGAAGCGTAACGGTAAGCTTCTACTAGACCCTTGGGAGGAGGGTAACTTTCTAGTTAACGTAGGGGTACGTGACGTTGACGATGGTACTGAGGCTCTGACGTTTGATCTGCAACACAAAGAGTACGTTGACCAGACAGGCGTTGAGTCTAAGCGTATTCAAAAGATACTGGATAACACTACCCTGCTGATCATGCACAACGCACAGCATGACTTGGCTTGGCTTTGGGAGTGTGGCTTTAAGTATGACGGGGCTATATGGGATACCATGCTTGCAGAGAGTATTTTACTCAGAGGAAACAACATAGAGATATCAGATAAAGGAGTAGTCAAAAAGATATCTTTGTCTCTAGGTAACACAGCTATCCGTAGAAACCTTGACTTTCAAAAAGATGACACTCTTAAGCGTTACTTCAAGGAAGGTTACAACACTGATGAGATACCATTGGCAGAGTTGACCTTTTATCTTGAGGCTGACTGTAATACTACAGCTTCGCTGTTTCATGCACAGAGTGCCGACTTCATGCTACCTGAGTCTCAGAGCCTTGGTAACGTGAGAGACATTACGTTTGAGGTATGCAAGCTTCTTACACGCATGAAAGCTGACGGTATGAAGGTAGACCGCAAGGCTTTGGATGCAGTGCGTAAGGAGTTTGAGGATGAGCGTGGAGCCATTCAGTCTCGCCTACAGATGCAGGTGCGCGAGGTCATGGGTGACACCCCAGTTAACTTGAATAGTCCAGAGCAAATGTCTCAGGTTATCTTTAGCCGTAAGCCTCACTCCAAGGATGATTGGCCTAACTTGTTTGATAACTGTAGGAAGCTATCTGACTTAAAGGAGATCGTTAATGCTAACAGTGACCTTCTGTATCGTACTGAGGCGTTCACTTGCCCGACTTGTGAGGGCAGTGCAGAAACGTATAAAGTAAAGAAAGACGGCAGTAAGTATGCAAGACCCAACAAATGTAAGGACTGTGACGCAAGAGGCTACCAACTCAAGAAGCAAGCTAGGATGGCTGGCTTTGGGTTTTTCCCACCTAGTGCTTCTTGGGTTAGTGCTAGTGGTTTTTCTACTGGCAAGGATATACTAGATATACTGAGGTCTACAGCTATGGATAACAAGATGGATGTAGCTGTTAAGTTTCTTGAGGACTTAAAGCGGTTGAACGCTGTGTCTAGCTACCTGTCTAGCTTTGTTGAGGGTATAGACACCTTCACTAAACAGGACGATGTACTGCACGTGTCACTAACGCAGCACATTACGTCTACTGGTAGGTTTAGTGGGCGTGAGCCTAACATGCAGAACATGCCTAGAGGTGGTACGTTCCCTGTTAAGCGTGTCTTTATATCACGTTGGGCTGGTGGCAAGATCATGGAAGCTGACTTTGCACAGCTAGAGTTTAGGGCTGCTGCATTCTTGTCACAGGACGAGACCGCTATGGAAGAGATCAACACAGGGTTTGACGTACACGCATACACTGCACAGATTATCTCTGATGCAGGTCAGCCTACTGCTAGGCAAGCTGCCAAGGAACACACCTTCGCCCCTCTGTTTGGCGCGACAGGCTTTGGCAGGACTAAGGCAGAAGCTGCGTACTACACGCACTTCATTGCCAAGTACAAAGGTATAGCTAAGTGGCACAAGAAGCTAGGTGATGAGGCTATACGGTTCCAAAAGATAACCAATGTATCAGGTAGACAGTATGCATTTCCCGGCACGACTAGAAGGGAAAACAATACACCTACTAACTTCACTAGGATCAAGAATTACCCTGTCCAAGGGTTTGCTACTGGTGATGTTGTACCTGTTGTATTGCTTGAGATTGACAAGAGACTAAAGAACATGCGCTCTTGCATAGTTAATAGTGTCCATGACTCAGCGGTCATTGACATACACCCTGATGAACAAAAGGAGGTAATAAATGTCATTGAGGATGTTAACAACTGTCTTAATGATATCATTGATAAATACTATGGCGTAAAGATGAACGTACCACTACTTTTAGAAGCCAAGATTGGACCGAATTGGCTTGACACTAAAGATGTGATATGATATAACTGCGGTTCAAATAAAGCTCAGAAAGGATATATAATGAGCAATGAGTTATCTACGACAATGGCAAGTGCAGACCTTGCTGCAGCTATGGGTTTCAGTGCAGATGCTGATATGTCTATGGGTTCTTCCAGTGGCCCTAACCTTTCACGACTAGCACAGGTACAGGCTCCCATCATGAAGGAGCAAGTAGATGAAGACGGTGAGCTAGAAGAGAAGGTAGTAGTACCCTTGGGTGCTTACAAGCTTACTGACTCAGAGGGTACGACTGTATATAGTCGTAGTGCTACCATCCGTTTGTTTGCACAGCGTCAGCAGTGGACTCAATGGGATAGTGACAACAACGCTATGAACAAGACTGTCATGGCTACTGTACTCAAGGGTGATCTTAAAGATACCAAAGGTACGTTCAACCTTGGTCGGCCTAGTGCATACATCAAGGATTGGGATGCTGTTGATGAAGACACTAAAGCTGTTATCCGTAGCGTTAAGAACACTAAGGTTTTGTTTGGCAAGGTTAAGCTAGGTAAAGTTACTGATGAGAATGGTGTAGCTGTAAAAGGTTACGACTCAGAGATTGACTTTACGATGGACGTAAAGAATGCTGACAGTAAGCGTTCCTTGGATGCAGTACTTAAGGACATTGTATCTAAGAAGCTGTTGCCTATTGAGCATACGATAACACTTGCTGCCAATAAGGAGACCCTGCCTACAGGTAACAAGTACGCTACTATGGTTGCTAACTTAGGTACTAAGGCTAAGATGGTTCCAGAAGATCACGCTACAGTACAGGCTTTCGTTGATTACATTGACTACGGTAATGAGTATGTACTTAGTAAGTGGAAGTCTTTGCGTAAGCCTGATGTGGCTATAGACCCAGCTACACTTGACGCTATCGTGCAAGTAGAAGAGATTCCTTTCTAGGATGG